AAGAGTAGAGATAACACCAGTAGCATCACCAATATTAGAACTGAAGTCATACAAGAATTTACCAAGCTGATAACCAAAGTTAACTTCATGAAAATCAGCGTCTACTAAAGTAGTTCCATCAACTTTACTTGTTGCGTTAGCATCTCCAATAGAAGGAAATAAATCAGCAGTAACTCCAGAAGAAGCAAATCTCCACCAAAAATAAGCTATTCCTTCAAATTCTTCAATATAAACCATACCAAGAGAATCTACATCTACACCAGGACGGAAAGATCCAGCAGTAGGATAAACCGTTCCATCTTGAGCAGAAGCAAAAGGAGGCTGAGCTCCAATAAAAGAACCCTGGTCAACCGTATTAAGATCGTCCAAATAGACACCCATAGGAACAATAGCATCGAATTCCTGTTGTTTTAATTCTTGATAAGCAACATATAGTTTTTCATATAATTCCATTTTGGAAAGAGAAACACCATCTGTACCTATAGTATAGACAGCAGGAGAAGCAACTGCGTCAAGTACAACAGCAGAACTAGCAGAACCTATATTAGCTCCACCACCAGTATGTCTATATCCACTAACAAGAACTTCTCCTCTATCAACAGGAGTTGTTAAATCATTATCAAAAACAACCAAGTCATCACTTACACGATAAACAACAAGTCTGCCTGTACCATCATCATAATACACAGAATAGTCTTCTCCAGCAGAAGCATCTTTGTCTACTGTTTCAATTTTAAATCCAGTTCCTCCTGTGCCAGCTGTTATAGCAGCATCATCAATACCTATGTACTGTACAATAGCAGCGGTTGCTCCAATTCTAAGCAACATGATTTCTTGAGCACCAGCAGCTTTGGCTTCCCACATACCGCGAAGAAGAGTTCCTTCTGTTCCAAACTCAGTTTTAGATACAGATGTAGTTCTTACTAAATGAGCATCAGAAGTACCCTGTGCTGCCGTACCAACAATACATACTCTAGGAGCAGAAGATGTTGGTTCAGGGGCTAAATTACCATCATCGCGAAATGCTAATGTCCCTGCAATATTATTAAATGTGGTCACTGTAATAACCTCCTAAATTAATTCAAGATATCAGTAGTAAAGTTTACGTCCTTTAGTTCCTGTATCCCGTAACTAGTTATATTTTCAGTCCTAACAAAGTAGGACATTGGGTATTTAAATAGTTCTAAATCACCAATCTTAACTTTACTTAATTGACTAGTTCCTTCATAAATAACTTGTCCGATACCAAATACTTTGAAGTACCATATAAAGTCAGTTATAACACTCTCAAGCCATAAGACTCTTTTAAGAGCAGTAATGTTATTCCTTGCGTATAGATTTACTGTTATCCAATTATCATAATACACTCCAGTTTGAGCTAATTTCTCTCCTGGATGATCAGGGTGTTGTATTACACTTCTTAAATGAGGTCTAACTTCTTTAATTGTATTTTGGCCAGCTTTACCCCTATTGAACTGGCCTGGGTATCTTGACTTAAGAACAAAAGTAACAGCCTCTGTGTCTATATCCTCTGGTGGATCATCTAATAAAACTAAAAGACTATTCTCTTCTTTAATACCTTCTGACTGTTGTCTTGTCCATACAACATTTTGAACAAGCTTAAAAAAATCAATAATACTAAATGATAAAGAATGCTCTCCTAGTTTTTTTACATCTGCAGTAAATTTTCTAATAAAATTTTCTTCTTGTACTTCTGAATAGCCAAGAAGTTTTAAATCAGGAATATTAATACTGTCTATGCTTGACGCCATAATGTGTACTCCACTTGAGTTCTTCTAATGCTCTTAGTTGCCAAAATTCCCTTCGTCCTCTATCGGACCTCATTTCTTTAGACTTGATGATATTATACAGTTTCTTCCGCTCAATGGGGGCTGCTGGATTTCCCTCAACATCAAGCTTAATTTCAACAATATAGTCTTTATCTGAAATCTCTTTTTCGTACTTAAGATAAAATAAAAAACCATCACTGTTCAAAGATTCTTCATTCTTATGATACAACATTTCGTACTCATCCCAAAAATAACCCATACCTAAGCAAAACCTACAATAGAAATCACGATCTTGTTCATCGCTAATGTTATCTCTACAAGGACACCTAACAAGATTACCATCTGAATCTTTTCTCATTATTCTAATAAGACCAGTACGACCTTTTCCTATTTCATCATATGCTCCACTCATAAAACCAGTCATTTCTTCTCTAAGATTAATTTCTTTAGAAGAAACAGCGGGATACATTTTAACATAAGGATCCAATGTAACTATCTCCTTTTCTTGAATGTACGAACATTTCTTCGTCCGCTTGCATATACAGAAGAGTTACCTACTCCTCTAGAACTAACACCTCTACCAGTTGTTGGTTGCCATTGTCTAGAAACATAAATAGCATCATCTGCATTTGCACCTTTCACAGATACGGCAGGTTTAAGTCTTCCACCGGGAGCAATAGCTCCACCAGTAGCTATACTCTGTTCCCAAGAGAGAACACAGTCTCTAAGACTATCCATACGATCTTTTATAGCATCGTAGTTTCCGTCTCTCCATACAGATAGATCACCAAGTGACTTTTTCATACCTGCAGAAATAGTTCCATCTCCAGTAATAGCTTCTATTAGAATAAGACAAGCAAGACATTTTGTATAGTATCTTTTGGCTTTTAGAAAAAATGTTCCGTTAGTAATAGTAGTAGAGTAGCTTACTAAATCAGCCATTATACTAGCTTCAAAAATAGCAAAATTAACGGCATCATTTGGAACATCTTTAATGACAGGACCAAGATGTAGTCTTATAAGTCTTTCGCTCGAGTAGAAAGGATTATAAGTAGTAGTAAAGAATAAAGTTTGTTCTGATACTAAACTAGTACCATCAGTAGCCAAAACAGTATTTAGTATTTTCGTAAATACTATATTGTTCTCATATAGTTGAGCAGTAGCAGGCACTATTGGTGTTATATCTATAGTTATCACTGCGCCGGATACAGATACAGTTCTATCTAAAATCCCATCTGCAGTATAAGCACTGTCTCCATTGACAGACTCTGACCATACTATTATAGATTCAGTGCTAACTGTTGAACTTTCTATATTTTTATCAAAAGTTATTGTTATCGTATACAAGCTATCAAATACAAGATTAGTTCCACCGTCTTCAGGAGAAGAACTAGAAACCGCAAGACCAGAACCTGTAGTAACAAGATCGTCTATTCCACTTGTTGAACTTGTAGATGGCGGAACTAGAATAGATCCACTACCAGTAGAAAAACTCCACTCATAGTTATTAGCAAGAGTTAAGAAAGATACAGCTACAACAGTGAAGGTATCACCAACAGTAAAACTACCATCAGGATCACAATAAACATATATTCCATCTTCGAGCTCTCTACTTCCAGTAGAAGTAAGACCACTATATGTAGTCAAAGGATTGCTTTCTTTATACCAAATATATTCTGCATTACCAGTTGTTCCACCAGTAATAATTTCTACTACATAGTTTTCAGTTGAACTACCAGTATACCCACCAAAGAATTCTAAAACACCAGTACCAACTACAGCAGTGTTATTAGTGTCAAATACAGTTCTAGTTTTAACCCCACTGTCAAATGCATCTGTATCATTCTCGTCTCCAAGAATAATAAATTTATACTCAACATTAGGAGACAAAGGCTTATCAGGAGTAAAGATAGCCTTAGTCCTCCAAAGAGTACCATCACCAGTTGAATCTTCTGTGTTATCATCTAATATACCACCAGAAGAACCTGTCTTTTCATAAGTAATAGTACCTTTTACATAGCCTCCAAAATAAGGAGACGAAAGTATATCTTCGTCATCTAAACCTGGTCTATCAACAGGCTGAACTAAATTACCCCAAGTAGTTAATTCATCTGGACCAGTAAGAACTAAAGTACCTTCGTTAAGAGACTCTCTGTCCATTTCCTGATCGAAAAGTATAGTAATTACGTCTCCAATAGCAATACCAATTGAACCATTAGAAGGGGTCACATTCACGATATTTGGGACAGTAGCAGTCATTATTCGCAATCCTCAACTTCAAGCTCAAAAGACAACTCTAAAATATCATCTATATATTGCTCTGTGTAAATGTCTGGAGATGAAATTTTTTCTATTTGTTTTTTTATCTTAACTATTTCTTCTTTCTTGTTTGCTTCCTTAAGATCTTTAGCATATTTTCTTATTTGTTTATCTAAGTCAAGTTTCTTACTATTTTCTATTACAATATTTTCTTCTTCTACAGTAAAACTTTGATTTTCTATAAGTTTTTCTAAATTCATTTTTTTCTCCTTCTATTTAAAAAGAATAAGATCTATAGCATTCATTACACTTTTACGTTTTTTGTTGTCTAGTTCTATCTCTCTACAAGCTATAAGAAGTAATTTATGAGATGAATTATCAAGATCAAGAGATAAAATAGATTTTTTTACTGTATTGCCATTCTTAGACAAAAGGAATTCAGCTGATTCAAAATCTTCTTTTTCAGGCAAAGCTTCTACTTCCTCACACATGTCTTCTTTGTCAAGCTCTACTGTAGCTGAGAAAACTTCAAATTCATCTGTAGTATTAACAGGTTCTTCATTATAATCAATTTCAAAACAATTGAACTCAGTAAGTTCTTCTATTAGACCAGGAATCCTCTTGTTATTCTTATCTATTAAATAGATTTCATTGTTATCAATAGCTTTGTTTAAGATATCTAAATGTTCTCTTCCGATATCTTCAGTTGATAAAGGAGGACTAAACCTATTTTCTGAGTTAAGGATAATAGGATCAAGATAACAAAAATTTGATGTTTTTTCTAGGGCGAATCTTATAATAGACATGAAGCCTCCTTTTGCTACCTATATTTTACCACAAACAAGTAATAAAAATAACGGGAGGAAGAATCAAATCTTCCCCCCGTCAGGCTATAGAACGTCAAGGAGACGCTGTGTCACAAATTAAATTACGGCTGTATCTATTGGAATAGCAGAGAGAGAACCAGCAGAACTAATAGTAGCCTGTACTGGAAGAGAGATCTCATTAGCTTTAATAGAAACATTACGGAATACGCCGATTCCAAGACCGTCTTCATAGATATAGAAACCATAACGCTCTTTGAGCTTGATCTTGGTGATATCTACAGACATATCTTCCCACTCGTCAACTTCAACACCATGCTGAACAAACATAGCTCCAAGATTCATAGAATCTAAAAGAAAGATATCAGTAGTGTTGTTGTCTTCGTCAAAAGGAACATAAGGAGTAACGATAACAGTTAAAGGATGAGGGAAATAAGAAGGAATTTGAGCTTTAGACTGTAAGGTTTGATCGATATCAATAGGAGCAGTTGCAGATGCACCAGCAGCGTTTCCGCCTGGAGTATACACACCGCGACCAGAACCAAGACCAATACCACCCTGACTAGCATTCTTCCAAGGAAGTGCTTGACGTGCAGGACTAGCATTCTGGAACCATTGTCCATTACCAGTATTCTTCACGATTGTCTGAAGCATTGGATCGAGCATCCACATAGACCATGCGAGAGGATGCATAAGAAGTACGTTAGGAACGAATCCCTGCATCATAACATGAGCATATCCTTTATGAAGATCTTCTACTGTAGAACTACCATTACCCAAACCAGAGATTGCCCTACCAGTACAAGGACCAAAGATAGAAGTAGTAGGACTGATATTGTCAAAAAGACTAACACCCATACCTGTAATCCAATTCATGCCCTTCTTTTCTTTATGACGATCCAGTGCTCTTTTACCAGCAAGAATATGCATATTGATAAGAGGGAAGTTACTAGCCATTACCATCTCTTCAGTAATCTTTAAAGCAACACCAGACTTGCTAACATTAACAGTAATGTTACCAGGTGTCAATTGGAGCATTCTTTCTGGATACGCTCCACCCTCAGGAATATCAGCAGCAGTGATAGCGCCCATGCCAAGCATGGTAATCTTAGCTGCAGGATCATAAGGAATTTGGTCTAAGAGTTGAGGAACAATAGTAAGTGGTTCTTGAGGCTCACGAACGATTTCTTCTACAACTTTAGGCATCCATACGTTAGCATTTGGAGTAGCTAACATATCTTTAACATTAATTTCAGCTTGACCTGGCTCATTCCAGCCATTATTTAGCCATGTGTCGATAAACAGAGAATCACTATCTACGTTATCTCCAAAAGCTACGACATAGTCAATAGTTTTGTTTGGTTTCTTAGCCATTATTATGTCCTCCTCTAATTATCGCAGAATAAGGTTTACGATAAGCATACGATCTGCAGCATTAGCATAGGTTAATTGATCAGTTCTACCACCTGTAGCAGAACCTGGGGCTTGACGATTTACAGCAGTCTGGCCCATCATAGGGGTAGCTACTCTTTCGAGTCCACCATTAGGATATTTTTCTACACCAATAACTTGACCGATAATACCAGTCATCCAACCGGCAATACCTTGTTCTAACTGTAGAGAGATAGCTGTATCTGCGCCATCACCATAATCAGGATCTCCAGAATAAACTGTAGTTCCAGTAGAGAAGCCTTCAGCTGTTCCAATATCTAAAGTAGCCTTAATAAGATTACTGTTAGCATCGAAAGTGACAAAGTCACCGAACTCTAAGGGGCCAGTAGCACACATAAAAGTAGAGAGTCTAGCGTCATCAACACCAACAGCTGCATCATAATGATAGTAAGTAATAATAACAGAAGTAGTGAATGGAGAAGGAATTGCAGTTCCGCCTGAAGAGAACACAAACAAAATACCTAATTCATTATTAATAGTATAGTCGCCAGCAGCAGCTAGTTTAGCAATAGACCCAACCTTGTTAACAAGACCAGCAACAGAACATGCAATAGTACTTTGAGCAGTATCTTCAGCAAGATTCTTCTTTTCAAAAACATAGCCTACAACATTGTCACCTACAGCAACAGAAGAAGCCAGAGCAACCAAACCGTGAAGACCTGTAGCGTTAAACCATCCACCTGTACGAGCAGAGGACCAGTTGATAGCACCACTAATAGCCCCGTCCATTGTTTCCGTAGCAGCAACTGCAGGAACAAGAGGTACAGTAATAACATAATCAGTAGTTACCTGACAAAGAGCCTGTGGACGAAAGTTATTAAAGATAAGATTGCGTGGATCAAAATGATCCGAACCAGCAGCTTGAAAGAAGTTATAAGAAGCTACACCGATTGGCTTAGAAATAAAATCATAAGCAGTTTCGACAGCAGTAATCATACCGCGTTCTTTAAGAGCAGCACTAACTGCATTTTGATCATAAGTTACTGCAGCAGCAACAGCTACTCCAGTAGTTAAATCTGTTACACCTTGAGATACGTCTGTAGCAGTATAAGCTAATACCTCAGTAGAACCGGCAACATTAAATTTCTTTTTAAGGCCAGCAGGAACATAATGACCATTACGATCTAATGCAACAGCTTTACCCGAAGAAATAACATAATACCATTCGATTTCTTGCTCGTATCTTCCGACTGGAAGCCATGGAGCAGGAATTGTTTGTATGTGTGGTCTTTGACTCTCACAAAAATCTGTTGGTGGAGTGACACGACCCATTCGATCCCAAATTTTTCCGTTAGCGGTAAATCCTCGATCAATAACCATATTGATTACCTCCTAATAATTATTTTTCTTCATCTTCTAATAAAGGTTTAGCAATATCATCAAATTTCAGTTCTTTAGGGAACTGATCCAGCATTATCATTCTAGCATACATTCTTTGAGCATCACTAATTTTTCCATCTGCAACCCAATTTTTAATTGTAACTATAGCTGCTTGACCTGGAGCACCAATGCTTTTGATCAAATCAGAATCTTCTATTTTCTCTCCTACAGGAGATTTTACTTTACCTTTTGGTTCCTTTTCCATACCATCATTAATCTTAGCAGAGATCTTTTCTAAGTCTAAAGAGTCCATGATTACGGCTTTTTCAACTTCAAGATCTTTATCTTTAAGATCAGCAGTGGCCAATTCAAGAGAATCAAATTTACCAGAAACCACACTAAGTACTGACAGAAGATCTAACTTAGCTTTTTCTGCAACTACATTAGAATCAATAGTTCGTTGTGCTTGATCAGAATACTCTGAATAAGAACGACGCAATTCAGTCCTTAGAACAGACAATTGACTTCCAGTATCTTCTACAGTAGTAGAGAGGTCTTTAACTTGATCCTGTGCTTCGGTAGCTAGTTTTAAATTAGCAGCGCATTCCTTACAATCAAAACCTAAAGACATATCTCTGTCTACCAATTCTATATTGATTGAATAAAATAATGTTCTGATTTCTTTATCAGAAAGATTTTTAACAGCTTCTGCGTCTAATTTAAGAGACTCTATTACTGTAATCTCTTCTTCAGAAGGTGCACCAAGAGCTTTTTCTTTAAGATCAAGAGCAGTAGTAATTTCTTCTTTGTTTTCTAGATCTTTAAGTTTCTCGAGTAGTCTTCGAGCAGCAACCACATGAGTGCTATTCAGAACTGGGAAAGACTTATCTGGACCACAAAATACTGACTCTGGTAAGGTTTCTAGGTTGGATAAAGAAAGTTTTGAATCATCAAGTTCTTTTTCAGAAATAAGACCCTCGTCTTTCATAACAACAAGCTCTGATATGATAGTATCAGTTGCTTCCTTGCCATCTGGCTCTTTGGTTTTCTTAGCTCCGGGTATCAATGTGTCCTCCTTTAGTTGGAGAGAATCTCTTAATTCAAACCAAACTTTTTCTGATTTATTATTGCCTAAGTCAGCTACACTAGAGTAAAGTACTTCTTTGTTATCACTAGTATCATCTGAATCGATTTCTACTGTTGCAAATTTATCTCCTTCAATAGCGACTAGACTTACTTCTCTATAGTCCATTAGTCCAGCCATAATAGCTGGCGGAAATTTAAATCCATCTTCAAGCTCATCTTCTACAGGCTCTCCACCAAGATAACAATCACATAGTCCATCTTTAGCTAAATTCTGAGCACAAACTAAACAGTAAACTTCTTTTCCTGGTGAGAAGCTAGTAGATACTGCATCAAAACGTCCATCTTTAATTTGCTCAATAGATGTTGGATCATAAATATCTGCAGTTAATTCAATATAACCAAGACCTTTCCAGTCTTCTCTATCAAAAACACCTGCTCTCATTAGATCTCTAACCGCTTTAAGTTGATCTTTCATAGGAGCAGTAGGAGACATTATTATTTGAATTTCTCTGCTATCTACAAGATCAGCAGGAACAGTAGGTACAAAAATAGCATCTCTTATTAAACCTACTGGATCAGCATCTGAATCATGATGTTTCAAAACTTTTGTTGGTTTTCCTTCTGTTCTGAAACTAGAAACACCTTTAGACATTTTGCCTGGAAGATAAAACCTTCCATTTGCATTCCAATATCCAGAATGGGTAGCTTTCATTTTGACTCTAAGTCCAGGTTTAAAATCAGATTGATTAGAAGGTCCAAAATAGTCATTCCACGAGCCAACATCTTCTTTAGAGATTTGGCTAACTTTAAAATAATCATAAAAAACAAAATTCTTAGTCATAGTTAAACTCCTATTACAGGACTCCTCTTTTTGGTCTACACTTGCAATGTGGATGGAATGGAGGAATCTCTTCGTAAATTATAGCATCAGAAACAGTATATTCCAAAGTAGTACTTTTACATACGTCACAAGCATTATCTTCAACTTGTATACTTACATTGTTATTATTGTCTTGAATAGCTAAAGCTGTACCGTAATTATAAGCTCTAATGATTTCTGATTCGTCTATTTGATAGACTCTATGTGTTAAAGAATCCATTACTGATTTAGCAATCAAAACATTATCTTTCTTGAAAACCTTAAGTTGAATTATATTACTTTCAAAAAATGATAACAAGTCTTTCTTTAATTTCCTAACATAATGAGATACATGGAACTGTATTTTCTGATCAACTGAGAACGGAGGAAGAGTACCTATTGGGCTGTTATCTGTATATCCTAGTCTATAAGCTTGTTGTGCTTCTGATACCAATGAACCTTCTGCATCACTAAAAGCTACATTAATAAGGACTCTTATTTCATTAATGCCGCCATTTCTATAAGTCAAAGCATTCAGAATGTCTTCTTTCAACATACTGTATTTTCTTTGAAGAGGCATGTCTCTAGATATCAAAGGAGCAATAGAGCTATCAAGATAAACATCTCTTTTAAGTTTTGCAGATGTTCTAGTACCATGTTGATTTTGTGGTTTGTTCTTATTAGCTACAGCTTTATTTTCTCCAGATTTATTTTGTGTAGTTCTAGATTTAGATTCTGATTTAGAAGCAGCAGTTCCAGGTTCATCTAATGACTGAAGAATGATTTCATCTCTTTTAATAAGAGCATAGTTTGTTTGATTCCAATCTCCATCTTTCTTAGTAGTGGCCCATCCTTCTCCTTCGAATGGTTTTCTACCAAGTTCGATTCTTAGTTCAGGATGTGTAATGGCATTCTTTTCAAACAGATCAGTGAAATGATTTTCTTTAGACATTTTAGCTTCTAGGTCTATTTCACTAAATCTTAAGTCAACTTTAAATTCTTCTTCAAATAATGTATCTTGATCAAATGTACTTTCGAGTAGAAGTTCTTTTATAATAGAATCCTTAAACTGTCCAGCAAATTCATTTTGATCAGTCTTAGTGTCATCAACAAGATTTCTACTCATTGTATCAGCAGTAGAACGATTGCTTGTTCCGCCTTCTCCCATATCAACAGAACTAACACCAAGACCAGTAAAAATTCTTTGTTTAAAATGTTCTATTATTCTATCAATAGCAGGCACAGAACCTTTTGCATCAACAGCTATAATAGAATGATTTTCTGGTGTAACCCAGCATCCATCAGCTGGCATTGCTGCAACTTGTAATTTAGCTTCTGTAACCTCATCAACACCATCAGGATTTACTCCTGCTGGACGCTCTTCTGTACCTACTTTATAATGGAAAAGAGGGAAAAGATGCTGTTCTACAAGAAGCTCTACATTTTCTTCTATACGACGCAAAGCTCGAATGTCATCTTTAACAGGAACCAGAACAGGAGTACCTATAGATTCTCCTTCTCTTCTATCAAAATAAAAATGTATTACATCTTCAGGATTGAATTCTTTATTAGGTTTGCCCCAGATAACTTGTTGATATTTCTTTATCTTTCCATAGCTGTCTCTTTTAACTTGAACTGTTTCAGCTGGTAAAAGGAAATAACCAGCTACTGGCTGAAGAGTTTTACCTTCTGAATTCACTCTTATCTTACCACCAGAAGCTTTGTTGTTTCTTACTTTTACAACAAAAGAATTACTAAGTCTTATTAGAGAAGATACTACGGATGTCATTAGGGTACATAAAGGAATATCAGATGCATTTGAAATCTGTTCAAATCTACTTTCAATATATCTAGTTCTAACAGGGGTGTTACTTGTGAAATCATAGCCTTCTTTAAGAAATAGATTTTTCTTATTCCTAAAAGCTCTTCTAACATAAGATTCAGTGTCAATTATTCTATTTATTTCTGCAAGATCCCATTGTGGACTTTCCCATCTGAGAGTATTCGCTGAGCCTCTACCAGTGTTGCTAGTGTAAACTTTTGTTGGAGAAGGAATTCTATGAGGTAAAAACGTACTTTTAGCAGGCAACGAAGTTGCGTCACTAATCATTTGTTCTTTAGTATACTCAGCCATTAATAAAACCTCTTATTCTAAATTTTTAAGTACTTACAGAGCTTCTTTTATCGAAATCAGCAATCCAATCTCTAACCTTATCAAGGTCATTTATAGAGATGTTTTTCAAACAATCTTTAATTATGATACCAGATTCAACAAAATCCTGTTCTTTAATTGTACCAGATTCTTTAATTTTTTGTCCTGGTTGTGTGCCACCAGCGATAGCTTTTTCTGATTCTAGAGAAGGTCTTACAGGAACACTCTCTAAAGAAGCTACTCTTCCAGGTGGAAGCATAGCTATATCACCGTTATCAAGCATTTTAAATCTTGTTTTGGTATATTTAGGTAAAGATGTTTCTAAAATATATTTAACTTGATTCTCATCTAAATTAGAATTTTCTCCACATTCCAATCCATTTTTACTAATAGCTTCTATCATTGCTTTTATTACAGCTATCATTTGTATGATATTTGATTTTAAAGTAGTAGAAGCTGTTTTATTTGACATCCAAGATATTTCTACACCTAAAAGATCGTATATCATTTGAGTTACATACTCAAACCAATCTTGAACATAACCTACAGAACCCTGTAGTATATTTCTCATTTGAACCAAAGAATTATTCAAAGGACTTATATTGAAGTATTCTTCTGTTTTTCCTATTCCTTGTTGTTCTTCTGGCGGGAAGTAACCTCTTTCCCATTTCTTTTCTTGATCATCATCGTATTCTTCAGATATAGTTCTACCATCTTTAGACCATTTTTTATCTTTCATTTCTCGTATTCTTTTCCTCTTTTCTTCTCTTTCGTTTATCTTTTTAGATTTTCTTTCGTTATGTAGCTCTACGAACCTTTCTTCTCTATTCTCTTCCTCTTCTGCATTGTCGTAATCATCTATAAGAAGATGTGCTGTTGAATCTCTTATCTCATCTGCAGCCAATATAGCTTCTTCTACTGGATAAGAAGGAGACGTAGGTTTGTATTTCTTTTTACCAGAATCTTCAAATTCTTTATGCGCCCATTCTCCCCATCCATTGCCATAGTAATTAGGAGAATCACTGTCAACTAGTCCAGTAGAGAACCCGGCTCCAAGTTTAGAATCAGAAGGACCAAAACGATTAGCTATAGGAAGTTTCTCTGCTAGAGATCCTGGAATTCCAGTTCTAATATTTGCACCAACAGAACTAGAGATCTGAGAGAAAGGAATCTTAGCCTGTTGTAAAGTAATAATAGTTTGATTGAGATGGTCCAATACACAATTCATTGGACCGACAATTAATTGAATCCACTTATCCAACCACATTGAAAGTCCATCTAAAAATGGACTTAAAATAGGTCCTACTAAACTAATAATAAAATCAAAATTAAACTGTATATCTAAATTTAGTTTAGCAAGGTATTGAGATAAAAGAATAGTCATAGCGACTAAATCACTTGGACACATACTTCCTAAATATTTTAAAAGAGAACAAATATCTACAAATGAACCTAAGTTACCAAATAATTCTCTTATATCTTTAAGAAGGTCTCCTCTTATTTTAATATTAAGAAGATGGATCTCTAATAAGTCTCCATTAGGTAGAAGAGCACCAGGATCCAACAATCTATCAAAACACGGTACACATTGAGTAAGTATTGTGCCAAGTTGTCCAGCTTTATTTTTAGAGTTAACATCAAACAAAGCTTTATAATCTATACCATCTTTAGAAGAAGACTCGAGAGCTCCCATAAAAGATTCAGGATTATCCATTGCATTATCCCAGAAATCCAATTTCTCTTCTGACATCTCTTTAGCATTTTCATATGCGGGATCTACATGTTCTCCTCTTTTAGAAGTCTGATGCATTCCAGGATAGTGATCAAATTCTTCTTGAACTCTTTGAGAAAAATTACGAGTAGAATATACATCTCTATAATGGGTTACTTTAGAAGCTTCTTCTGTGTTAGTTTGTGTAGAGTTAGCCTCGAAATATTTAATTACACCAGCAAGATCCTGTTGTTTAGTAGGACTCTTAGTGCCTATAACTAACTTGCGAGGGCTATCTTCTAATACAGTAGCATCTCTAGAAATAACCTTATGTTCTTCAGAAGTAAAAGGCATTTTATACTTTCACCAAAGCATCTGTACCAGCACTACCACTAATAATAGTAGCTTCAGCTTTCTTTAAAAGAGCTTGATCTGCCGGTAGTTTAGAACTTCCAGTATATGCAGCAGTAACTTTTCCTATACCGTCTCCTTTTCCAGGACTTGTAGTTGATCCACTTTGTGCAACAGGAGTACCAGTAGTAGCTACTATCTGTCCTGGATTGACAGCTACAGTAGTTTTCACTGCTAAATTAGAGGAGTTCATCATTTGTTTAGCATCTGCTCTGGATATAAAATCTTCCATAATAAATGGAAGCAATTTAGCATATGATACTTCCATCATGAATTCCTCGTACATAACTTGATCCATAGGAACAATTACCATCATTTACTTGTATCTCCTGGAGAAGGTGTATTCTCCTTGGCTATTTTAGCTAGTTCTTGCAAACAAACTTTATACATTTCAAATGTTATTTCAGTTCCGTCAGTACCAAAAAGTCGTCTTACTGAATCTCTAGTACCTAAAGCATATCTAGGATCAACGGAAACGGAGACTCCTTTAACCTGAGCTTCTATTTGATCCTCTAACTCCTTACACTCTTGAATAAGCTTACCGTATCCATCATATACTTTTTTTGCTTTCTTTTGAAGGTCAGAAACATTTTCATCTTCTCTATTGTTTTCTTCTAAATAAGGAGCGATTATAACTCTTGGGTCTTTTGGGACCCAGTTTATTGTATTAGAGCTATTTATAATATCTCTATCTCTAGGATTCAAAAGCTTTTTAATATCATTGCTCATGAAGTAACCGTATTCTCTGTATAAGTTACATTTATCACAATATCTGTTTTTGTTTGTGCATTAGAATTCGGTGGACACGTAATCAAATACCAAAAAGGAACATAAGTAACTGAATCTCCTACAGAAAAGTTACCTATATCACTAGTGGCAATAGAGTTAGCCCACAACAAAGCATCCCATTCTGCAGAAGAAGGTTCTTCAGATGTATTACTAAGTTTAACTCCCCATCCAGTATGCTCATAATCAATATCAGATCCAGCAGAAGAAACCACAGAGTCCGATGGAACAATAGCTATATTGGTATAGTATACTGCAGAGTCGTCATTTCTAATATAAAGCTGAACAGAAGAGCTATCACCTGTCTTGCCATTATGACTAGTAGCAATAGGACTTGCGAAATCACCAGCAGCAGATACCTCTACAAATTGTTCGTTCTGCTTAAAATATAACTTAAGGCTCATGATAACTCCTTATATGTTTGTTCTTGTAGGACGAGATCTTGATATTTGTTTTCTAGCACGAGAACGACGTCTTTGTAAATACTTCGTACGCTCTTCTTCTTCTCGGTCGGTAGCCCATCCTGCTCTACTTGTCTTTCTATTATTTCTATCATATTTACCAGAGGGGTTAACTTGTCCAATAGATCCAATTAAATTATGGTCCATTCTTCTTTCTTCTGGTGTATTTGAAGATATAGACATTCGATCTGATCTACTACGATTAACTTGTCCTAATGTTCTTGTTCTTGGATCAGGCACAGCACCAACAGTGGTTATCCTTTGAGAAGTATATAAATCTGAAAACTCAAGAAAGAATCCAACTATTGCAAGATTCAAAGCATCCAGTCTGTGATCTCCAATCTTATCAGATCTAGCACCATATACATTAGTCTTAGTAGGAGTGACTCTTTTAATAATGTAGTCTTGAAGTTGATCTTTCAATTTATGATCTTTAGAAGATAATATTATTTTTTTCTGTTCAAATAGACGTATAGATGCACTTACCATAAAGGGTTTAGCTGGTACTTTCATATCTTGACGAGAGATAGGATCTTTTGTTTTTATCGCCGCACCAGAATCATAACTTCTTAGTATATGTGCTATCCTTGCTGTATCTCGGTCTCCACCCTTAAACATTTGATTTCTTGACTCTTTTATGAGTAATTCTTTGTTCGTTTGGCCGTTGCCTTGGTCGATATAAATAAAGTTAGGTCTCCACTTTTTATTCATGTCTATTAGCCTAGAAACACCAGCTAACTGTGTAAATTCGGCTTTCTGTATACGAACAGCTTCTACTACTTGATGCAAACCAGTTATAGGATTAAATCCGAGAACAAGTATCTCTGTACCATATTTCTCGTTCCAGTCAGTACCAATAACATATTTCCATATTGGATTACGTTTCATTCCTTCATATTCATACTCTCTAAAAGCAGCTTCTCTATATTGTTTCTTATAAACACTATCGTCAGACGATCCGAAGAGCGCTAAATATTCATGCTCCCATTCCTCTTCTGTAAACTGACTTCTTTCAGCTTCTACGTTCTTCCACCAAGGAAGGACCATATAGTCATGGTGAAACTCTTTAAAATCTGGACTCTTCTCACAAAGCTTTTTAAACGGTGTATCGAATCCAGTAGGAGTAGAAAAACCAATTAGCTCTGTATCAGGAGTGGTTTGAAGAATAGGATAAATAGATCCACGGATAGCCTTTTCATCAATATAATCCATCTCTTCACAGTTATGAGTAAAGAATCCGCCTGCAAAAAACCTATTGTCTGCACTAGATGTTAAGTTGTAAACTTTTTGTTTCTCTTCAATACACTCTATAGAAGTAATAGGTATTTTTACATAGTCCTTGTTCCAAATTATTTTAGATATATCCGCACCATAAAAATTTTCTAATATCTTTATGTTTTTTTCTCTGGTTATATTTGGATCAATATTATCAGACGAGTAGAATAACGAAAAAATAACTTCAGTCGCTTTTGATGCAGGAATGTCTTCTTTGCCATTAAAGAATGGATGATCAGGAGTGCAAATCACAGAGCCTAAAAGAGTGTTAAGTTTAATTACTTCTTTATATCTTGTTCCTGTATTGGTAATCTTTCCAATAGTAATATGTTCTTCGTTGCCACCGAGAATATTATCTCCAACAACGAGTTCCTCTATAGGCTTTACTCTAAACTTAGAAGTGTTAACTAATGTTCCCTTAGGAAAACAGTAAATTTTATCAGCATCCTGACCACGAATAGCACTAGAAGCTCCTTTGCCTGCTTCACCAGCGGCAAAGCCTCTAATCCTAGAGCCATTAGTGAATTCCATCTCGCTATGCGGCGAGACAACATCTCTAGTAACCATAGACTTGAGCTCTGGACTGGTATCTAGGAACTCTCTAATACGAGTGAATATCTCTTTAACATGTGTTTTCTGAGGACCAGTAACAAGAAGCTTTTGCTTAGGCTGCGTAATAGCATTAAACAAAATGTCAATACATACGGTCGCTGTATTGTGAGAGATAATATCGTCTGCAATAAGCGTATGATTTGAAGGCACTGTTAAATCGTAAGTAGGTTCCTCTCCTAAGTATTTAATCTCTACAACATCGTCCCAAAAATATTGTTCTTTAATAAGACGAGCAGATCTATCTTTTACAATAGCGTAAACTTTATCAACTGCTTCTTTCTTTAATTTAACAGGAATATACTGTTTAAATTTTTCAATACTATCT